GTTGAGTTGGCAGTCCTCATAACGCCCCTTGCGGGGCGCTACCAGTAGGATGAATTACTCCACCCTAGTCCATGCAGATTTCAGCACGACCCTTTCTGCAAAGGGCCTTAGCTGCACATTTGCACGGCCATTGTATTCGAGAGAACACAATGACTCAAGAAAGTGATTCCAATCACTATGAGGCACCAAAAGGGGCCTCATCTTGAGTGTCCACACCGGAGTATAATACCACTGAAGCGAAGGGTGCCATACGGCATCCTCTAGCGCTAGTGATAGCCTCGGGGAGTACTCAGCAATCCCACCATGGTCGACATTGTTCGTCATGAACAATACCTTCCCGGTGAGACGCTTAAAACTCCTACGCAGTGTAGAATAAGCCGAACAAGCGGCTCCTTCGTATCCAGCTATACGTAAACGCATAGCTAGGTTAGAAAGAGCCTGTAGTGCTACTAGACTCTTCGGACATTCTTCAGTCTTCCAGCGTATCGGTGTGACGTTGTTGCCATTAAAAGCATCAACACCACAACTTTCGCGGAAGTGACCTGTTGCAAATGACTTCATATCATTTACAACTAGTCCGAACGATTGTAGACTATGACAGACGTCATAGACATACCTCGTCGGTACCAGAATGTCGTCTCCGAAGACAAACGCCGCACCAGGGCTCCGAGCCCTGCAGACACGACGTAACGTCGCTACACATATCGCCCAGAATACTAAGCTCTGTACGGGAAACACAGTTGCGTTCCCCATTGGAGCATAGCTCGATATCTTCAGGCTTTCGCCAGAAGGTAATCGAATAGTCTGGGCACGACAACACTCGAAGTACTTGTAGTATTTTCCGAAAAGCTCGGCTACAAGTGCCTCCGATAAACGATCAGATGCATCTTTCATATCCAAGGTCGCATACGAAAGCGACTTGGAGCTGATGAGTGCTATCCGACCATTGACAGTTTGGTCGTCAAAGAAGATATGGCCGTGAGGCCATACCTGACCCTGACGCCTATCCCTTGGAAGGGTTATCACCCTCTCAAGTTCACGTCGTAGCCCCTGCTGAATCCAAATGGATTCGGCAGGGTGAACCGCGATCAGGCGTGGCCCTTTTACGTCCTTCGGGACGCAACAGAGTTTAGCCTCTATCTTAGTG